GGGTTCGAACTCCGCACCACGAAATCACGGAACCTTTGGATCCGAGGTGGACCTTTGTTCCGGTCCTCGTCCGGGTGGGAATGTCGTTGGGTCCGAGGAGTCCGTTCATCGTCTCAGCTCCCCACGCGCACGAGGGTGACGCCGATGGACTTGGCCCGGCGCACTATTTCCTTGCGCGCCTGGGTGTAGGTGCCGTAGACGAAAACGAAGTCCGTCCAGTGGCCGTTGACCCTGAACTGGAAGGCCCACCCACCCCGTCCCCGGGGCAGCTTGCCGTGGGCGTTGAAATACTGGTCGGTGTCGATGATTACGTGCTTCATCTCTAGTTTCCCTTCTTGTGGCGGTAGCAGGGCTTGCTGGGCTTGCAGACCAGGCAGCGAACCTTTGCCACGATGGGGCGGAGCGGGGTCTCACTGTCGCAGTATTGGCAGTGGCTGTAATCGGCCTGAGTGGCCCCACAAGCCAAGCAGCGGTGGGTGTCCTTCCGTCCCATCTCAGTCTCCCAGGTAGGTTTCGTTTCGTTCTTCATACCAGGGAAGTATCGGACTATTATCTCTAATAGTCGAGGAAAATCCGAGAAATCGAAAAAAGGGAAAACCCCTACATACACCCCCAAGGTAGGATACAGCCCAACTACCAGGAGGTCCCCTGTGCCGAGAGAAATGAGGATGACCCCGCGAGCCAAAGGGATGAACCGGGCTATCGTCAATCGGATCAACAACCCCACTCCCAGGCCCCCCCGACTCCGAAAGAGGGAAAGACCCCACCAGTTCAGAACAACAGTCATCAGCAAGATCCCTGGTACAAGAGGGATATGGGCTGTCCTCGCCCGGAGGTTGGGTTGTACTCTTTTTACAGCCCAACGTGCTCTCAGACAACCAGGATGGGAGAATGTCTTGGATGCCTTTGAGCAGGAACGTCTAGTTGCCCTTGACGAGTGCGTAGAGAACATTTTCAATGCTGCCGACTCCGCTTGCTCTGAAGACACGCGGCTCAGGGCCAATACTTTTATCCTTGAAAAGACTCACCCGGACTTCCAACCCAGCAAGAAGGTAACCATCGAGGGAGGGGACAATCCTATCAAGGTCCACGCCATCCATTTCAATGTCCCTCCGGAGATCCTTCAAGCCTCTGTCATGGACCGGCTCCGTGTCCTAGAAATGCTCGATGAAGTAGAGGACGATAGTGTCCACGACTGAATTGACTTCTGTCTCCAAAATGGAATTGGAGCGCACTCTCTGCCTAGAGTCCTTCTATGCGTTTGTCGTCCGGTTCTGGCATATCGTAGTTCCAGAGACTCCGATCTGGAATTGGCATATCAAATACCTCTGCGATGAAATGCAAACTCTTGCAGAACGGGTCTTCAAAGGCGAACCCAAAGCCTATGACCTGTTGATCAATATTCCCCCCGGCTCAACCAAGTCTACGATCTGTTCGATTATGTTTCCAGCTTGGGTCTGGACTAGGATGACTACAGCGAGATGTATCTGCGGATCCTATTCCTATCCCCTGTCCCTGGAGCTATCCCGGCGGTGTAGGGATGTGATCCAATCGGAGAAGTTCACAACCCTCTTTGCCTCTTGTCCCTCACTACGTGAGGACCAGAATACCAAAGGCTATTTTATCAATCAAGATGGTGGGTATCGCTACTCTACTTCTGTGGGCGGGACTGTAACTGGGTTTCATGGCCATTTCCTGATCGTGGATGACCCCCTGGACCCAGGACAGGCTGTGTCCGAGACAGAATTGGGGAGGGCCAATGACTGGCTGGGCCGGACCCTCTCCACACGCAAGGTTGACAAGCGAGTCACGCCCACCGTCCTGATCATGCAACGTCTCCACGAGGAGGATCCCTCTGCCCAGATGCTCATCCGCTCGCGCGAGAGGAAAGGAATAGAGGGGACCCCAGTACGCCATATCAACCTCCCGGCTGAGATTGATGAGTCCAACGAAAAGGAAGTCAGGCCCCGCTCCCTTCGCAGGAGGTATGTGGATGGGCTATTGGATCCAGCCCGGATGAGTCGGGATGTGCTCAGGGAAGCGCAGAGCAAGTTGGATGAATACGGATACGCTGGACAGTTCCTTCAACGTCCTGTCCCCATCTCAGGTGGCCTGTTCAAGGTTGGTCGGCTCCACGTGGATACTCCCCCCCTCTCCCGCAGGTTCCTTTCCCGAGTGAGGAGTTGGGACAAGGCTGGTACGGCCGGTGGGGGTGCCTATACTGTTGGGGCACTTCTGGGAGAGGACCTAGAACACAGGTTCTGGGTGCTAGACGTGATCAGGGTCCAGGTGGATACTGGAGAGAGAGAAAAGCTGATCAAGCTCACAGCGCGCATGGACGGTTTCGACGTGTTGATTGCTGTCGAGCAGGAGCCCGGATCCGGAGGCAAGGAGTCCGCTGAGAACACAGTGCGCAATCTCCGTGGGTATGTTGTAGAGGTAGTGCGGCCCACCGGAGACAAGCGCACTCGTGCTATCCCCTTTTCCTCCCAGGTGAACGGGGGTAACGTCTGGTTGGCGGAGGGGGAGTGGAACAAGGTCTATGTCGGGGAGTTGGAGCTGTTCCCCAATAGTCGATACAAGGACCAGGTTGATGCCAGCTCCGGAGCTTTCACAGTGCTGAGCTTTCCAACAGGTAGGATTGGAGTGATCTGATGAGCGACCAGGTGGTGTTGGACCAGGCAGAAAAGAGTCAGGCGGAGTTGGACGAGCAGAAGACGGTCATCCGCAACATCGTGGAGAACGCCTCCCTGATGCGCTCCACCCTTCTCAACAAGCTCATCGACCCGCGCAGAGACATCGACCAGGAATGTGGGTATCCCAAGGAGTTGACCACCGAGCAATACCGGATCATGTATGACAGGGAGGGGATTGCCTCCCGGGTGGTCAATATCATGCCGGAGGAGAGCTGGGCCCAGGATCCGGAGGTGGCCGAAAACGAGGACCCTGATGAGACGGAGTTTGAGGGTGCGTGGAAGGACCTGGAACGGGATATCAAGGCCTGGTCCTATCTGTGTAAGGCCGATGAGCTCTCTGGTATCGGTCAATTCGGGGTGATCCTCCTCGGCATGGATGACGGAGGGGAGTTGGACCAGCCCGTGGAGGGGATTGACGAGCGGGGGGAGAAGGTAGGTGAGGCCCAACACCAGTTGTTCTACCTCCGGGTGTTTGGCGAGGACTCCGTGACGGTCAAGGATACAGAGGTAGACCGTTCCAACCCTCGTTTCGGTCACCCCACTTTCTACAGTATCACCTTTGACTCCATCGCTACCTCCCGGACCTCCACCGGGGAGATCACCTCAGTTGGGGGCCAGGAACAACGAGTCCACTGGAGCCGGGTGATTCACCTCGCAGACAACCGGGAGTCCAGCGAGGTGTATGGGGTCCCCCGGATGCAGAAGGTGTTCAACCGTCTGTACGACATTCGCAAGACGGCCGGGGGCTCAGGTGAGATGTTCTGGAAGGGTGGTTTCCCGGGGTACAGCTTTGAGATGGACCCCAACGCCCGGCCCCTCACCACGGACCAGAAGACAGAGCTGCGGGAGGAGCTGGCAGCCTACGCAGATGGGCTTCAACGCTACCTGGCCATCCAGGGAGTGACGGCCAAGAGCTTGACTCCGCAGGTGGCCAGTCCCAAAACCCACATCGACGTTCAACTGGATCTGATCGCCATCTCCCTCGGGGTGCCCAAGCGGATCTTCATGGGATCAGAACAGGCCAAGTTAGCCAGCAGCCAGGATACCAAGAACTGGGGTCGGCGGGTGACCCGGCGGAGGGAGAAGTATCTGACCCCCTACGTCATCAGACCCTTCATCGACCGGATGATTGCCTTTGGAGTCCTCCCAGAGCCCGAAGAGTACCTGATCCAATGGCCGGATATGGACTCCCCCTCTGAGGGGGATCAGGCCATCGTGCTCAAGACCAGGACGGAGGCCATGGCCAAGTACGTTCAGGGTGGAGTGGACCAGTTGATCCCGCCTGAGATTTTCCTCACCATGCTCGCCGGGATGACCACGGAGGAGGTGGAGGAGATCATCAAGGCAGTGGAGGAGCGGGAGGCAGAGCTGGAGGTCCCTGAGGAGGGCGAAGGACCCCCACAGCCCGGTGAGGGTGAGGAAGAGGAGGAGTAGCAGGTGAAGGTTTTGCGGGTCTTTCCCCGGTTGAATAAAGCCACTCCCACGGGGGAGGGCGTGGTTATCAACCGTCTCCCAGGACTGTTTGATGAGGCGGACAAGGTTCAAATCAGCGTTACGTTTGACCGGGATCGGAGGAGGGCAGAGC